GAAAAAAGAAAAACAAAATGGAAGAATATATTAGATTACAAAAAGGAGAAGAAAAAGATGGAGTGTAACAGCGTGTCTTTTAAATTAAAACACAGATGGTATGGCGAATACGATAGAGGTGTGGGAGCTCCCATTTATGAAGTCTCTGATTTACAATGTAATGTATTCTTAGATGGGTTTGCGGCTAAAAGCAAAGGTTACGACCGATATAGAATGGTTGTTCGAGGGCAAAAAATCATTTTCCAAGAATATGAAATTGGGGAACCTACTGGGTACGAAGAAATACTTGAGAACGGAGCTCGCTTCTACCCTTCTGTAATGTGTAAGATTCAAAAAATACTGGAAGAGAAGAAAGAGCTTATGGAACGCTATATAGAAAATAGGCGAGAACTACACACGGAAAAAACAAGAGAAAAGGAAGAATGGTTACTTGAAGATGATATAAAAATGAGTTTCTAGGAGGTTATATGAGAATATTTCTAGCCGTATTGGCTTTAGCCCTGTCCCTTGTGGGGACAGATGTACAAGCAGAAAGATTAATGAACGTAAGTGCCTATACACATACGGGCAACGTTATGGCAAATGGAGAATATCCATATGTTGGTGCGGTTGCTAGTGATGACCTACCGATAGGCACAAAAGTACTTATTAACGGACAAGAGTATGTGGTCAAGGATAGGTTTGGTGGTGGCTATACAGATAGATTAGACATCTTTGTAGATAGCTATGACGAAGCTATTGAATTTGGTCGCCAATGGTTAATGGTAGAAGTACTAGGACAATGAAACACATAAAAGACATTGCAAAAATAACACCTAGAAAAGAGTTTTTATTACTACACGGGAAACTATATTGGCATTATTATTTTGATACATATCGGATGAGTAGCCACAGTGGAACGTACTATGTATGTAGAAAACGAGCGAATCACTCTAGGATTAGGAAAATCGGGAAAAGAAATAAAAAGACAGGAAAGGTGTACAAATGAAATTACCTATTAGTAATGAATGAAGAGCATATAAGGAGTGAAATAGATGGATGAATTAGTTAGCTTTTCTTTAATACCAACGATTGAAGAGCGTTATATTGTCGATAATCTTAAAATTAACAAATATCTCTTTGGGTTTAGTAAAAGCAAGGAAGTCAATGGTGTTAGATACATGATTGACGTTCATAAAAATTCAGTTAATGTTAGTGAGGATAGAGGATTTGGCTATGGATATGAATATTTTTGTAAGATAGAGCAAGATGGGGAAGTATTAGAATATTCTGTTAATAAAATTGAAAACATTCTCAAATCGTTCAAGGAAGGAATGCAAGAGCATATAAAGAAAAAAATGGAATGGGAACAAAAAAGTAAAATCCATATTTCAATCTAATGGATAATTTAAAAAAAGAAATAAAAAAGACGGGGAGGGCATATAAATGAAAGCAACTTTAAAATGGGCAGAGACCCTAAGAAAATGCTATTACGCTATGGGTAATTGTTATGGAATGAAGTGTAAGGAACCAGCTCTTATCAAGGCTGTAAAAGCAGGACATTTATCTCTATTAGAGCATGCAGATGTAACATTTGACATTATCTGTAGTCAAAAATGTTTGGCACAAATTACAAGACATAGACATTTTTCGTTCACAGTTCAATCTACAAGAGGAATGAATATCACTGGAAATGGATTCTATAATGGCTTTGACAAATTGAGCGGAGTAGAAAAAACAAAGATGAAAATGGCATATGGTGCTATTTCAATGCAATTTGAAAACCTACTTGCTAGTGGAGTCCCAGTAGAGATTGCATCGTACGTGTTACCATTAGGAACAAACGTAAAGCTAACGGTTACAGGGAATCTTCGCTGTTGGCTTGAATACCTAAAGAAAAGAGTCTGCAACAGAGCGAGTGACGAACACCGTAAATTAGCTATTGAAATCTACAAGCAATTAAACGCACAGTATCCTACATTGTTCAATCAAGAAGTCTTAGGTATTTGTGTTGGTTGCAAGGAAGTTAGTTGTGATTTTTCTGTACATAAAGCTACAGCTAAAAATCCGATTATAAAGGAGCTTAACAATGGAACTAGTGTATAGTGTATATTTGTTTTGCATATGGCTATTAATAGGAGTACTGGTGTATTTATCTATTAGAGGTGAGAAATGAGATGTTTTGAAATAGTATCAGACTATATCTGTGAAGACATTAAATTGCCAACAAGAAAAACTAAAACCTCAGCGGGGTATGATATAGAGTCAGCTCGTGACGTTATCATCAGTCCAGGGTGTACGGAGCTGATACCAACAGGATTAAAAGCTTATATGCATGATGATGAGTTTTTAGCAATTCACGTTCGGTCTAGCATTGGAATTAAACGTGGGTTGGTATTAGCAAATGGAACTGGAATTATTGACTCAGATTACTATAATAATTTAGATAATGAAGGTCACATTATGATTGCGTTGAGAAATACAACGCATGGAAAAGTAACGATTAAAAAAGGTGAACGTATTGCACAAGGGATTTTTCAAAAATACTTAACAGTAGAAAATGATAAGATTAGTGACAATGTTCGCACAGGTGGTATAGGAAGTACGGGAGAATAAAAATGAAATTAGAAGAAACAAAATTTGCAGTAGCTAGTATCTTGGCAGAATTATTATTTCATAATTACGAAGACATTGACATCAACGACAAAGGTCAAATCGTGGCTTATTGTTATCGACCTAAAAATAATACGTTGGAATTAAACTTGCCAAAAGATATTAGTAAAGAGTTGTCTCGTCATTTGTGCGAGGTAAGACCAATCCTTGAGATTTTACGTTCAGACTACGCTTTGTATCTAGGAATGTATATGGCACAAGAATTAGAGGACAGTTTAGAGAATGTAGAAATCATTCACAAGCCTAATAAATTAGTTGGTCGCGTTTGTGACGGTACACGGTATTTACTAACTCTTAATGGAGTAGTAAGAACAAATCCAGGTGACTGGATTATTACTGGAGTTAATGGAGAAAAATACCCATGTGACCCAGAAATATTTAAAGAGTTATATGAATTAGCATAGGAGGTAACGTGGTTCATTACTTTGTAATTGACTACGGCAATACAGGCGAATTTTATACGGTAGCAGTAGAAGGACAGAATAGAAATGACATAGAATTGTATTTGCAAGGGCAATCAAGAAACGTAAGATACTTAAAACAAGCAGAACGCATTAAGTATAAAAAAGGCAAGGACATTGGGGTAGGAAAGATAGTGTACTGTAAACACTGTAGTTCTTGCCCCAAAGGGCTATCTCCTGATACAAGGGAGAGAGTATTGTGAAAGAGTCAATCTTATTAGAAGCAATTTCAATGTACGAGGATAAAGGAGCAGATGCGATTGAGGAAATCAATCGTACGACGGCTATATACGAATATTCATTGAAAGTAGAAGAATTAAGAATAGCAGAAAAGATATTTAAGACCCTCAAATATGGAGAGAACGTCAATGGAAAGTCTCCAGAGGAGATATTAATAGATAAAGAAGAAAAAGAACGTATTTTTCACTTTGCATGTTGGGTAATGGATTACCTTAAAACACAAAATCCTAATTATTGGGAGCTATTTAGGGATAGATTTATCCTAGGTATCAGTATCGAAAGAATGGCTAAAAAATATAATAAAAGTAAATCAGTAATGTATAAGACAACCAAAAGAGTAATAACAGAAGTTAATTCCGTCATGAAATTATACGATGAAGAATATGGTAGTTTGAAAGATTATTTGGAGATGTAAACATGCTTATAGATGATATGTTTTTAGACTTAGGATACGGCTACAAAGTAGCTTTACGTGAAGTATATGCTATGTTCCCTATGAACTTAGCTCCAGTAAAGGAAATGTACAGAGAGTACTGGAGACAAGGGAAAGTGTATAGAGCGACAAAAGGAAGAAAAGCAAAAAGTTTCCTACTATTGCAGAATGGTTGGACATTTGTATCGGCTTTATCAACAGACGAATTAAACGAACGCATTTGGGAAATGAGGCGTATTCGTAAAGCAAAAGAAAGTTTAATGGAGGTAGGTACTGATGCCTAAGAGAAAACCTGGGCGGAAGAAGAACAAGCCTATTACAGAAAAGGATTTGATATATATGCAAGCTAAAGCACTCACTGGAAGTGAAAGGGAAGCCAAAAAGATAGCTAATATTAGCTTAAAGGTAGACCCAGAAAAAAATAACCCTGCTGTGAAAGAGTCTATGAAAGATTACAAACGGTTTATGGATAGGAAGTTCATTGAACAGGCAGATATGGTTGCTAACGAGCTGCTAGAACTTGTTATGAACGCAAAATCAGAGACTGCTAAGCTAGGGGCAATCAAGGATTGGTTAGATAGAGCGGGTCTAGCACCAGTAAATAAAACAGAGACAACTACAAGAGAGATAGGAACAGGAACGCAAGTAGCGATTGACTTAATTCATAGATTAAACAAATTAGATAATAAAAAAGGCGGAGAATAAACTCCGCCACTTTTTTATTTGTGATTCTTTTTAAATAGAGAGGTTAACTCTCTAGGGTTATAAACCCTACCTTTATCCATAAGGTTTTTCTTGTAAACCATGCTATCAATAGCTTCAAATAATGGTCTACTATCCTCGATAGCGTTATGTACGTTTACGAACAAGTCTTGCTTGTCTCGGAATACACGCCGTGAAGTGGATACGGTATTTAATAATTTTAAGAGATAGTCTCTGTCCTCTGGTGTATTTGGGTAATTAAACTCTGCACAGTGACGAATGTCAGACAGTGCTTTGTCTAATCGACCAACCTCGCCATACCAAATATTTTTATTGTTTCTAATGTAGAGAATAGCCTCTTTAAATTTCACAATGATTTCAATTAATTCTTCGTTTGTAAATTCTTTGTTCATCTTAAAATTCCTCCGTAATAATATACGTATCATATGCGTCTTGGCATCCTGGTAAAAAAGTCACCCCTAGCAACATCCCCACAAAAGAGAGGTGTTGAAAGTTTCTGCATAAGAATCTTACATAATAAAAACTTTCAGCACTCTCTATATTTTCTTGTAATTTTACAACATATTGATTTTTGGTATCTTTTTCTACCATGAACACCAATGTCCCTATTTTTAATTTTTCTTTAAATTCTTTTTCTATCATCTTAATACTTCTCGGTAATAATGTACGTGTCGTATGCTTTTGCGTATTCTGGATAGAAACATACCCCTAGCATTGCTCCTTCCAAAGATACATGGGCTCCATTTCTATATAAGTATCTTACAGAGCAGTAGGAAGCAGGGATTCCTACATCTTCAAGTAATTCAACAACAAGCTCTTTTTTAGGGTGTTTCTTAATTACAAATAATAAAGTTCCTTTTGTTAGTCTCTTTTTAAAGTCTTTGTCCATTTTTAAAACTCCTCTTTTATTAGATAAATATCACAAAAAGTGTCTGACCATATCGTGTTGAAAAAGTGGTTTTCTACATTGCATGGCTCTCCATCTTCGCAAATTAAAGTAGCTTCAACCTCCTTATGTCTTCCGTAATCTTCTTGTAAAATTAAAATATCCCAATCATTATCCATTACTGGGTCAATTACAACTAACATATCTCCTTCTTTGAAAAGCCCTTGACTATATACTTTATATCTCATTGATATTCCTCCACAACAATATAATGGTTAAAACGATTTGTACTTTCGTTTATTAAGTGACGTATACTAAAAGCTACCCTATAATTAGACGAAGGATTCCCATGACTATATAGTAAATCAGCTTTTATTTGCTCTTCGTTTGAATTATATGTTCCCATTAGTTTATACACATCAAGGTAAGAACTACATTCTCCAAGTTCAATAATTATATTTCCCTTTTTTACAATCTCTTTTGCAAATTCTAACTTTGTCATTAGTATTCCTCCTTAACTAAATAAAAATTAAATCCAGTTTTTTCTCCTTTAATATACCCTGCCTCGAAACAACACAATTCTTTCTGTTGTGGGGTTCTAGACTGCCATAAATTAACAAGAATGTGTGTATCTAGTTCCGTCACATCAAATAACATTTCTGCTATAGAGAAGTCGATAATTTTATCCTCTGTTCTAATAATCTTTACTCCTCTTTTAAAGTGCTTTAATGCAAACTCTAATTGTGTCATATCAATACTCCTCTTTTACTATAAAAATGAAGGATTCTTTGTAATTATTAGCTAAAGCTGTATAACCTACACTAGAATTGTAGGATTTAGAATCTGGTTCAGTAACTTCTGTATAAATATATTCTTCATCAGGAATATAGTCTTGTAGAACTCTTCTAACTACAAGACTCCCGTTCATTCTTGCAATTATAAATAAACTATCTTTTTTTAAAAATTGTGATAAATATTGTTCATCAGTCATATTAACAAAACTCCCTTACTATTTTATAAACACCAAGAAACATATCTACAAATTGTGTGTCCATTTCTCTCTTACCTTCATAAGACCAAACAGAATCATAAAGATATATAACATTAATATCTCTAGTTATTCCATAGTTATCAAGAAGGTGAACAATCCCCCAGTTATTTTGGTTACAAGGGTCAATGATAACTAGTTCGTCACCCCTTTTAAAAGCCCCTTGTCTAAAGTTTGTATTAATCATAGTAAAACTCCTTTATTACGACATATAGATTAGTACCTGTCTCTTCTAAAAATCTATTTCTAAAGTGTAATTCGGTTATTAAAGGAGAGAATATTCCGTTTTTGTAATATCTTTCAATATCTAACCATTCAAAGCCTTCTTTGTAAGTCTCTAAAAGTTCGCAAATCATCCAACGAGACTTTATTCCACTCACACACACCACTAAATTTCCTTTTTTGAAGTGCTCTTTTAAAAAACTTAACTTATCCATTAAAATTCCTCCTTAATCAGGTAAACGTCTACATTAATTTCACCTGTATACAATTTCCATGTATGCACAGCACACGATTCGTTTCTAAATTTTCCGTTTATATATTCCCTAGAGACTCTCATTGAACATTCTGGATTCCAACAATCTTCCCTCAATAACAAAATGTCCCAATGTATTTCTTCATGTGCGAATCTAGTAGGAGGATATACAATCACTAATCTATTGTCTTTTTTTAGGTGTTCTTTTATAAATTCAAATCGGTTCCTTTTACGCATTTTAAAATTCCTCCGTAACGACATATGCATTTCCATTGGGTGTTTCATCTCTTAATGCAGAATTGAGCAATATACCGTTGTCGGCACATGGTTCCGAATACCTATATTTTAAAAATACTTGTGTACGACGGGAGTTTTTGTTATAGTCTTCCAAAAACCTCATTACATGTAGCTGGTCTGGTTTAGCAATTACTAGTAAAGCACCTATTTTTAACTTATTGAAAAAATCTGTTTCCATTTTGTCCATCTTAATATTCCTCTACAACTAAATAAACTTCATTCATACTGTTATGGCTAGATAAATCATTATTAGAAACACAAACCATTTCGTTTTTTCTTTCCCCTCTTGCGTATTCCAAAATTACATCAGTATACAGGGAAAATTCTCTGTAACTAGACCGCAAAGAAACAAGGTAGGAACCTCCGTCATATCGTCTAACTAAGTATAATCTAGCCCCTTTCACTAATTTTTTATCAAAATCTGTTTTCATTTTAGTCTCCTATAATTTTATTAATAATCACCTCTTTAAAATTAGATGTATTCATTCTGTACTCATCAATGCTTTTGGTTGCATATAAATAGTAGATAAACACATCTCTATCTTGCCCTAGGCGGTGAACCCTATCTTGTGCTTGACGTAGTAGGGTAGGGGACCAAGGGTACTCTATAAACACCGCACAGCGACTAGCTGTAAGTGTTAAGCCTACTGCACTAGCTTGCAAGCTACAGATAATCAAGGGGGTATCCCCTAATTGGAAGTTATCTATGTTTCTTTGTCTGATACTAGGTGATTGACCACCTACGATAACAGAACTATTTGGAAACACTAAGTTAATTTGCTTTCCTATTTCTTTGTGGTGTACGAATACAACCACCTTTTCGCCTTTGTTCAGTAAGTTTTGGATAAAGTCAACAGACATTGCAAGCTTCTGTTGCGTAACGGCTTTGTCGAACCTTTCAATATCTTGAAAGGTTTTTGGGGACGGTTGCTCTAATTCCATAATAGGAATAGGGACAATTCGTTTTTCTGGTAATCCGTTCTTCAAATCCTTCTTCGTTCTACGCAACCATATTTTTTCCATTTTTTTATGTAGGGAAGTTAGATTACTAAATCCACTGTAGTCAATACCGTATTGGCTGTTTCTAGGGGAGCAATATCGTTTTAAAAATTCTTTTTCTCCACCTAACAAATGAATGTTATTTAAAATTTGCATTTGGGTTAGCATCTCCACAGGACGATTTAGCATTGGAGTTCCCGTTATTAAAATTTTATAGGGAATGCTTTTGCTCCATTGTAAAGCTATCTTAGTTCTTTGTGCCTTTGGGTTTTTAAAGCAATGACATTCGTCAAGCACAATTTGTTTAATCCCTAATTTAGGGATTTGTAACTTATGTTTTTTCATCCTTTCGTAGTTAGTGATTATGATAGGGGAGTGTAGGTCGTCGATGTTTACATCAATGCCAATCCACCTCTTTATTTCGTTTTTCCAGTTTATTTTTAAGCTAGCGGGGCAAACCACTAGTATTGGGAAAGCCCCTCTTTTAAACATAGCCTCAATTACTGTCCTAGTTTTCCCCATGCCCATATCGTCACAAACATAGGCAGAGGAATTGTTTAGGATGTACTTAATTCCCTCAATTTGATGCGGTAGTAGTGGTAAACTCATGTTACACCTCTTCTAAAATAAATTGCGGAACATTGATAATCACGGAGTACTGTACCCCAATTAAGCTGTAGTCCTTTAAAAATAAGGGAACTTTTCCGTGTTTTTGCTCCCAATACAAGTATTTATAAAG